TTGAAAGACTAGCAAGCCCCAACAGGAGTGTGATCAATATGTCAACTGCAAACGAACAAATGGAAGAACCAACTGCGAATCCGTATAACTCTAAGAAGGCTTGGCACACGCCAGATGCCCCAAGCAGAGGTAAAGCAGATACGCTTTTCTTTGAAGAACCCTCACAGGCTACCCCTAAAGCGGCCCCTGAACAAGAAGAGGCAGAACCCAAAGGAAGAACTAATTATAAAAAACGATACGATGATCTAAAGAAACATTACGATCAGAAGATAGCAACTCATAAGCAAAGAGAACTAGAACTTACAGCGATGGCACAAGAGACGCAACCTGCGTATGCCCCGCCTAAGTCAACTGAAGACCTTGAAAACTTTAGAGCTGAATATCCTGATCTATACGAAACCGTAGAAACTGTTGCACACTTACAGAGTGAACAGCAGATGCAAGCTTTAAAAACCAAGATGTCTGTTCTTGAAGAACGAGAATCAGCCATGCAACGGAAAGAAGCTGAAGCTACGCTACGTTCTCGCCATCCTGATTTTGAGGATATACGAGGCGATGAAAAGTTTCATGAATGGGCTAAGGAACAACCAGAAGCAATTCAGGGTTGGATCTATGAAAACCCAGACAATGTTGCATTAGCGGTTAAAGCTATCGACCTTTATAAGATGGAAAATGGTATTAAAATTGGAAGTAAGCAGAAGACAAAGAAATCACAAGCCCCCAAATCTTCAGCGGCAGATATGGTGTCCACACGGACAACACAAATTGATGCTAAAGAACCAAAGATTTGGTCACAACGGGAAATCGCTAGGCTGTCTATAGCTCAATTCGATAAATACGAAAGTGAAATTGATGAGGCTATAATGGAAGGCAGAATAGTAGATTAATATAATTGTCTTTTTTAGGAGTAACACATAATGGCGTATAACGCATCCGACCAACTGTTTGAACAAGGTACAGACACTAACGGTAACTTTGGTAATTCGGTTACTGGTCAAACTAACAGCTTTTTCCTACCAGCAATCTTTTCTAAGAAGGTTTTAAACTTCTTCCGAAAAGCTTCGGTAGTTGAAGCAATCACTAACACTGACTATAGCGGTGAAATTTCTTCTTTCGGTGACTCTGTAAAGATCATCAAAGAGCCAGAAATCACTGTTTATACTTATGAACGTGGCGCTGACGTAACTCAGACTAAGCTAACTGACATTGAAACTACTTTGATTGTAGATGTGGCTAACGCATTTAAATTCAAAGTTGACGATATTGAAACTGCTATGTCTCACGTGAACTTTAAAGAAGTTGCATCTTCATCTGCCGCTTACGCTTTGCGTGACGCATTTGACGAAGGCGTAATGGCTACAATGTTCGCAGGTGTTTCAGCTTCAAGCCCTAACCACATCCTTGGTAGCGACAGTGCTACTGACCTAGCCGCAGGAACTCTTGACGGCACAGGTAACTTGGATATTGGTTTCGGTTCTAACGAGCATGATCCTTTGGATGTCATGGCACACATGGCCCGTCTACTTGACGAGCAGAACATCCCAGAAGAAGGCCGTTGGTTCTTAGCTCCACCTAGCTTCTACGAGCAACTATCACAGTCTAGCTCTAAGCTAATGTCAGTGGACTTCAACGCAGGACAGGGATCAATCCGCAATGGTTTGGTATCTTCCGGCAAGTTACGTGGTTTTGACATGTACAAGTCTAACAACATTGCCGCTACTTCAAATGCCGCAGGTAAGATCCTTGCAGGACACATCAGTTCTACTGCAACGGCTCAGACCATCACAAGCACTGAGGTTCTTCGTGACCCAGATAGCTTCGGTGACATTTGTCGCGGTTTGCACGTTTACGGTGCTAAAGTACTACGCCCTGACGCATTAGTATCTGCGTTCTATGGTGTTGACTAAGTAAGTAATTAGAGACGGGGGTGTAAAAGCCCCCTGATCTTTAAAGGAGTTAAGATGCCACAAGTAGGAAGTGATTCAAAACCTTTAATGATCAGAGGTAAGAAAAGAGGAAAAACATTAGGCAGTACAGGAAGTTGGTACAAGCCTGAGAACAAGAAAAAATATGAAGATAACTGGGATGCTATCTTTGGTAAGAAAGAAACTGAAACTAAATCAAAGGCGCAATAAGATATGGCAACAACTTTTCTAACTTTAGCTAATGAGATCCTACGAGAAATAAATGAAGTTGAACTTACAAGTGCTTCGTTTGCTAGTTCAGTAGGAATACAGACGCATGTAAAAGATGTTCTTAACAGAGCCTACTTTGATATTGTTAATGAAGAGCCTCAATGGCCTTTCTTGTCTTTAGCCGACAGCGGCGAGACAGATCCAATGTACGGAAACACGCACGTTGAGACAGTTGCAGGTACTCGATGGTACGAGTTAAAACCCGCAAGCTCGTCTATTACTACAGATTACAGTTATATAGATTGGGATAATTTCTATATGACTACAGTTGGCGTGTCTGGAGAATCATCTCCATACAGTAGCCGCAATTTAAAATTCACTACTATCGAAGAGTGGAAAGATTTTTTTAGAGTATCAGAAAATTTAGACGATGCTGACACACAACAATACGGTGTTCCTAGCAGAGTCATTAAAAGCCCAGATAATAGAAAATTTGGACTTAGCCCTATACCAGACAAAGTATATAAAGTTTGGTTTTTTGCGTATGTGCAACCCACAGCCCTTTCGGCTTATTCAGATGTATTAGTATTTCCCGATTCGTATTCTTCTGTGCTTTTAAATAGAGCGCGTTATTACGTGCATCAGTTTAAAGACAATGCTCAAGCCGCCGCGTTTTCAAATGATGATTACAAAAAAGGTTTAAAAAACATGAAGCTTGTTCTAATGGGGCCTACGCCTATTTATATGAAAGATGACAGAATGAGATTCGTGTAACATGGCAGGTTCTCAACCTTTTGGTCTTTCATGCAAAGGTGGTTTAAATACTAATTTAAATCAGTTTGAAATGTTAGCACAGCCTGGATTAGCTACCAGCCTAGAAAACTTTGAGGTTGATACAGACGGTGGATACCGCAGAATTAACGGTTTCACAAGGTTTGGTAACGCTAACCCAAACAGCGACAACCCTATTTTAGGTTTGATTGTATACGCTGACGGTTTAATAGCCGCGTCAGGAACAAACATTTACTTCACACTTGATGGAAGTACGTGGTTACAGATTAACAAAGCTAGTGTAGCGGGTGGTGGAGATGATTATACAGCCTTTACAGGTCGTTCAGCGTTAGCTAGGACTTCACAGGGCCAGTGTAACTTTGCTATCTATGAAGGCGACACTACATACGGCGAACTTATAATCGTTGATGAGTCTTCTAGTAATAAGCCTTTCTATTTTAAAATGACAGGCACTGGTGCTATTACTAATAGAACATACTTTGCTAAAGAAATAACAGTGTCTGGTACTGTTAACCCAACTACTTGTACAATACACGACAGGCACTTAGTAGTTGCAGGAGATACAACTAACCCTAACACAATTTTTTATAGTGGAACTGATGACATAGATAGCTTTACAAGCAGTGGATCAGGAACTATAAAGCTAGATGACAAAGTAGTTGGAGTGCGTGGTTTCCGTTCCGACCTTGTAATTTTCTGTAAGAACAGTATCTATAAACTTACAAATATAAATAACTCTAGCACTATTGCAATACAACCTGTAACTAAAAACGTAGGTTGTTTAGACAATCATACAATTCAAGAAGTAGCGGGTGACTTAGTATTCCTAAGCCCTGACGGCGTAAGAACTATTGCGGGTACAGCACGTATTGGTGACGTTGAGTTAGGATCAGTAAGCCGTCAGATACAAAGTATTGTAGAGACTGTATCAAGTGATATTTCAAATTTAATTGTAGATAGCGTTGTATTGCGTCAGAAATCACAGTACAGAATATTTTATACTACTCTAACACAAGCCGCAAAAGAATCAAAAGGTATTATAGGCTCTTTAACCTCTCAAGGTTTTGCATGGTCAGAAACATTTGGCATTCAAGCAAGAGCAATTACTTCTGGCTTTTCATCTAACGGAATAGAAAAAACATTTCACGGCGATAGCGAAGGATACGTTTATACTCACGATGTAGGCAATTCATTTCTGCATCTAAATACTGAAGCTGATATTAGAGCTACATACACAACACCTAACTATGACTTTGGAGACTTTGGTACTCGCAAAAACATGCGATACGTAAAGCTTTCTTTTAGTCCCGAAGGAATTGCACAACCTGTATTACGAGTTAGATATGATTACGAAGACGATGATGTACCTCAACCGCTAGACTACATAATGACAGCAGTACCAACACCCGCTATTTTTGGAACATCAACATTTAGCAACACTATTTTTGGAGCATCTAACGATCCTCTAGTTCGACAAGCGGTTCAAGGCGGTGGATTCTCAGTAAGTTTTAGAATCCGCACTGACGATAAGAACCCACCTTTTTCAGTAAACGGTATGTATATTGATTATATGCCATCAACGCGGAGATAGACAATGGCAGGTACAAGTTATACAAGACAAAGCACTTTTGCTGATGGCGATACAATTACAGCCTCAATTTTCAATACTGAATACAATCAAATTGTATCAGCCTTTGCGTATGCGAGCAGTGGAACTACTGGACACCAACACGATGGTGGCGCAGGAGAAGGTGGAAACATTGAAATTATTGGCGACCAAGATTTTTTAAATAAAATTGTAGTTGATAGCACTAACAACCGTTGGGGTGTTTTTGTACAGGTCAGTGGTTCAGCAGTTGAGCAAATTCGCATCCAAGACGGTGCAATTGTTCCTGTTACTGATAGTGATATTGACTTGGGTACAAGTTCTTTAGAGTTTAAGGACGGTTTCTTTGATGGAACAATCCACGTAGACACCTTAGACGTAGACGCTAACGCAACTATTGCAGGCACACTAGGTATAACAGGCAACACAACTGTTGGCGGCACATTAGGCATAACAGGCAATACAACTGTAGGTGGAACGCTTGTAGTGACTGGTACTACAACACTCAATGGCGGTACACTAACTTTAGGTGATGCGGCAAGCGATAATGTTGTATTCGGTGCTGATGTAAACAGTAATATTATTCCTAATACTGACAGTGCATTTGACCTTGGAAGCTCTTCGCAGGAATGGCGTGATCTTTACCTAGACGGTACAGCACACATAGATACACTGGATGTAGATGTAAATGCAACTATTGCAGGTACTCTTGGCGTTACAGGTGTCTTGACTGCTTCTTCTTTAGATATTTCTGGTGACATTGATGTAGACGGAACTACTAATTTAGATGTTGTAGATATTGATGGTGCTGTAGATATGGCTTCTACGCTTGCTGTTGCAGGTATTGTAACCGCTAATGCAGGTGTAAAAGTAGACAACATTACAATAGATGGTACTGAAATAGATTCAAGCGGTGCTTTAACACTAGACGTTGCAGGTAACATAACTCTGGATGCTGATGGCGGCACAGTTACTTTTGCAGACGCAGGTAGCTCACTAGGAACAATTACTTCTTCGGGCTACTCAGGCACATCGGCTGTAGCTACAACCGTTACAATTACTGACAACGAAAACACAAACGAAAACAATGCTATTATCTTTACAGCGGGTGGCGACTTAGACGGTGGTAACTTAGGCTTAGAGTCTGATGGAGACTTATACTATAACCCAAGCACAAGCACACTAACTGTTCCTAATGTTTCAGTAAGCGGGACATTTACTACAGTTAACAGTGTGACTATGGATTCTAACAACGCTGTAATCTTTGAAGGCTCTACAGCCGATGCACACGAAACAACTCTAACCTCTGTAGACGCTACAGCGGATCGGACTATTACATTGCCGAATGTCTCAGGTACAGTTCCTGTATTAGCTGTAGCAAGCAATACACAAATTACTTCTACACCCGAAGAGCTAAACGCACTAGATGGTATCACAGCAGTAGTAGGCGAACTGAATGCTCTTGACATTGGCTCAACAGCCGTAGGCACAGCAGTAGCTTCTAAGGCAGTAATCTTAGATAGTAACAAAGACTATACAGGCATACGGAACTTAACCATTACTGGAGAACTTGACGCGGCCACATTAGATGTGTCGGGTGCTATAGATGTTGCAGGAACAACAAACCTTGATGTCGTGGACATTGATGGCGCTGTTGATATGGCTAGTACTCTTAAAGTAGGAGGAACTGTTTTAGCTACTGCGGCGGCGGCTGTAAACTCTACTTCCGCAGGAGGCTTTGGTTTTGCAAGCAACAACACAGCTTTCTATTCTTTTGGCGCGAACACAAGCACAGCAGGAAGTTACACTTTTCAGAATTTAAGCAGTAATGCTTCAGTAAATGTAACTTCATTATCTTTATCTAGCACTGGCGCAGTATTTAACGAAGGTTCTGTAGACGCTGACTTCCGCGTTGAGTCAAACGGCAACGCTAATATGCTGTTTGTTGATGGTGGTAATAATAAGGTTGGTATAAATAATGGATCACCAGCAAGGCAACTTCATATTACAGACACTATTGCAAACGGTGGTGCTAGTTTAGGACTAACATCCTCTGATAGTTCAACAACTGGGGCAATGGGAATACTTCATTTTGGAAACAATACTGATAGTTCACTAGCAAGTATTGGTGCAATTGCAGATGGTTCAACTTCTGCTGGGGCATTGTTGTTTAAGACAGAAGTTGCTGGGGGTGCTATTGAAGAACGTATGCGTATAACGAGTACTGGAGGTGTGATTATTACGACTGCTGATAGTACAGATCAACTTACACTTACATCTACATTAGCAGATGCTAATGTTGCTCCTAATCTTAGAATGTATAGAAACTCTGCCTCACCAGCAGATAACGATCAACTAGGTAAAATACAATATGAAGGTAGGAACGATAATAACCAAGATGTAATTTATTCAGAAGTTGTTAATCAAATTAAAGACGCTAGTGATGGAACAGAAGATGGAAGAATGGCTTTTAATGTCATGGTGGGTGGAACTTCTACTAGCCGTGTTGATATGCAAGCCACAGAAACTGTAATTAACAATGATTCAGTAGACCTAGACTTTCGTGTTGAATCTAACGGCAATCAAAATATGCTGTTTGTAGATGGTGGTAATAATTTTGTTACTTTTGGAAGTGTAAGTACTGACCCTATTGGTGATGCTTCTAGTAGTGTAGCAATTAATGCATCTGGTAATATTGGTATAAACAAATCTGGAGCTGTAGGTCTTGATATTGGTAGGACTTCTTCGGATGGTGCAGTTGTTGGTTTTTATAGAAGTACTTCACAAGTAGGAACTATATCCGTCACAGCCTCAAACACAGCATACAACACTAGCTCAGACTATCGTTTAAAAGAAAATGTAGATTACATTTGGGATGCTACAACACGCCTTAAACAACTCAAGCCAGCTAGGTTTAACTTCATTTCAGATGAAACAAACAATTTAGTTGATGGTTTCTTAGCACACGAAGTTTCAAGTGTAGTACCTGAAGCAATCACAGGTACTAAAGATGCAGTAGACGAAGACGGTGCTGCAGTTATGCAACACATAGACCACAGCTTTCTTGTTCCACTATTAGTTAAAACAATACAAGAGTTAGAAGCACGACTAACAGCAGGGGGCTTATAAAATGCCATATATAGGACGAGGACCGGGCTTTGG